ATCATCGTGTCGAACCCAAGTCCACACACAACGCGAATCAAACGACGCTTCAACATTGTGTGACCGCATCTCGCACCAATGAATCCAATCAACATACTTGTGGGAACGATACGGAATCTTCAACCAAGTCTTGCGACGAATCACCGCAAGACCTGGCATCCCGTTGTTTTGTTGATTGAGGAGATTCCGATATTGCTCAGGTGTGCCATAACACAACCCGCCATCCCACCGACCGCGCACATTCACCGCGTCACCTTGCAAAACCAAACCATCAAAGAAGTTCGAGTCCATCGTGTCATCGACTGGCAGATGTGTACACCACTCGGCTGTCGCTTCACGCACACCCACATTCACACACGGCCAGATGCGATCATCCCAATACGGCACAACCTTCCACCAAGACGGCACATCAACTCTGGCACGAGTCACGAGAATCACTTCTTGCGGTTTCACTGTCAAGCTTTCAATCGATGCAATGAATGCTTCACCGAACCGATCCCAATAGTTCTGCTCGAACGGTGAGATGATCGCTACCGGCGCCGATACCACGACAACGGAGCCTTCCCTTCACGGATCCACGGAATCCACGAATCATCCATCTCTACTTCAAACAACTGTTCGCCGCGTATCGAACGACCGATCCGATAGTTCTCTGCCATGAATCCTTCAGGGTCATCGACCATGAGTTCTTGGTGAGAGAACGAACGCATCTTGTTCGCAGCCCATTCAGGTCCACCCATCCACGACACATGCCAACCCGATTGCAGGTTCGGTAGCCGTTCACGGTTTGAGCGGATGTGTTGCGCACCACCAGCGCGTTGACCATATGGTCCTGCAACCATCGTGTGTTCATCAGTGAGACGCCAATAGGCGGACATGACAAGACGCTTCATGATGTAGCCACGCCAACCTTCTTTTAATATCTCGATGTCGGCTGGGTTCCAAATCTCGTCACAGTCCGCGACCGTCACGATGTCTTGCGCTTCTGGTGCGAACTGTTGCAACGCAACGAACAGATGGTTGCGTTGTGCATGTTCCGCCGCCCAGCCAAGCTCATGCAAGTTCGGTTCGAATGTTTCGTAGTGGATCTTGTCGCGCCACTTGTACAGCCGGTCAAGGTCAATGCCATGCGGTTTGGGTTTGCCCATAAAGGTTGTGGATGATTCAACGATGATGACTTTGTCTACGACATCGCCGATCTCCGAGAGTCGACATTCAAGCATGTCGTATTCTTGGTTGAACAAGATGCAGTCAAAGACTCTCATCGGTGTGTCTTGCCGACCAGCAGTATGCGGTTGTCGTTCATCACTATTTTTGTGTCGATTGAACAATGTTTTTCAAACTCTGTTTGCAAAGTGTTGATGTCAGGTATGTGCCAAGTTGTGTCGGCAGGAATGTACTCGACAACTATCAGCCAGTCACATCTTGTTGATGCTTCTCGGATTACTTCTTGCCAGTTTTCTTGCATCACCAAAGTGTGTGACATGACCGCGCAATCGTATTCACCTGACTTCGCTGCGGTCAGACCGTCACCGACACGGAAGTCGATGTCAGCGTATGACGCTTTTGCTTTGCGTATCGCCGTAGGTGAGATGTCATAGGCGACAATCTTGCGACCACGCAATGCCATCAGATGTGTTTGTGTACCTTTACCGCAACCGATGTCAAGAATCGTATTGAACGAGAACGCACCCATCACAGTTGAAAGAAGCCGATATGACAGCGGTCGCATATCGGATTGGTACCAGGCGTCAAACTCTTGAACATCTTCGGCTTGATACATCTCATCAAGTTTGAAACCGTCTTGCAAATAGTCGTGATACTTAGCCATCAGTCCCAACTGAGATCTAGTCGGCGTTGCAGATCCCACTGACCTGCGTCAAGTCTTGCGTTGCGAAGTTTGAACAACTCCAGATTCGATGCGAAGGTTTGTGCGTTCTTACCTTGGAATGAGACATCGGACAGAAGTGTTGACGAGTTGTCATGCACGATGATGTCTTGAGATTTGCGAATCGTTTTGCCGAGACGCACAGCGCGACGCTCATAGTCATTGTCTTCAAAGTACGCGGGATGGAATGCTTCGCAGAACAGGCCGACATCTTTGACTACATCGGAGCCGATCCATGCGCAAGCCCACTCTGGTGAACCTGTGAGATGAATCTCGTTTGGATAGCACGACTCCCAGAACTGTTCAAGTTTGTCTGGCATGAACCAGGCGTCTGAGTTCATGAGAATCCAACCAGATGCGAACGGTGTCATCTTGATGCCAAGATTCCACGAAGTCGCAACACCCAGATTGCTTGGCATGTCCAAGATGTATGTCTTGCCGTGCCGACTGTGGCGTGGCATGATCAAACAATCTTCTTCGATTTTGCCTCCGTTGTCGATGACGATAATCTTGTCGACTGGGAAGTCAAGCGAATCTATGCAGCGTTCAAGTAGGTCGTATCGGTTGAGAACAGGTATGACTATGACCGGCACCATGTAGACAACTCCTTCATCGCAGGCTTCCAATACTGCTCAAATACAGCGTCGGCTCCGTACCCTAGGGCATGGGCGATAGCGTCCTGAGAACGGCTCCTAGGCGCGTTATAGGCCGACTTGAGGGCATTGACGATGTCAGGCACAGACGGTGTGAAGAACCATGACTTCTGTGCCGCATCCCACCACGGCTGACCCTCAACCGTCCAACCGTCACCGACCAGCTCAGGTTGCGCAGTGAAGTTACTGACGATCACTCGACACCCGCACGCCTGCGCTTCGATCACCGGAATGCCGAACCCTTCGCCCATACTGCAAGCAAGAAGAACATCGGACGCCGTGTACATCGCAGCCATCACATTCTGTGGAATACCATGCCGATATGCGTACTGGTCAACGACCTTGTACTTGTCTGCCGATATACCGACCGCATCCATCAATGTCGGCAAACTGATACCAGACATCGCACCATCAGGTTCCGTGTACAAATACAGCACCGCATCAGGATGATCTTTAGCAAAGATTGAGAACGCAAGAATGTTCTCAGCCCACGCCTTACGAGCAGGCTGATTGCCTTTGTTCGTCGCAACCATTGACACAACGAATCTGTCTTCTTCCCAACCCATGAACTCTCGACCAGTCATCTTCTCACCGCTTTGCAAAGCAACCGACTCGGTTGGTTGAAACACAGATTCGATTGCGTGAGGAACATACAGATGCTCAACTCCTGCAACATTTAACATTCGTGAACCAAACTTCGACATCGCGATCGGTCTCACATTTGGACGCGCACACCATTGCAACACATCTGGCGGTGTTGGCTGATGATCAATCGGAACCCACGACGCAATGTTCTTCCAATCTTTCAACGACTCAGATTTCAACACCCACACATCAAACAAGGTCATCATCAAAGTCGGTGTTGACAGATCTTGACTTGCCCATTCGGTTGTGTGCGCAACAAGTACATCGTCGCTGTATGCGGCGAGTCCTTGTGGGTAGACCTTGAATCCGTTCCATGTTGATGACGAACCCGCAAGTCCGTACATTGCGTGGATTGCTATTTGGTGATTTTCTTTCGCGAGCCTTTGGATGACTTGCGCGGTTTGCTGACCGTATCCGGTTGCTGCCCAAGGTGCGTTGCTATACCAGAGGATTCTGAGTCTGTCGGGATTGGCTGGTCGGACACTTCCAAGTAGTGCGCCGCGCCCGCTCGGACTAATCGTTCCGCCAACGCTCCTGGCATCTCGACTGGTATGCCTTTGACGATTACTGTTTGCCACATGATCCTCCTAAGAATAGTGCGGGAATAGGTAAAGCCTCGGCAAGTCCTGCACGACCTTACCGAGGCTTAATCCTAGTCACAGCCCTCGCGGACTGTCATGTCTGTTATCGGTTGCTCTAATTAAGCAGCGTTACCAACAAAGTGTTTGATATGGCTGACTTGTGGTAATGACCCGTCAATGCGCATGGTGGCCCTAAAAGTCACTAAGCCCGCATTGAATGCGTAGTCATCGCTTCGATCCAACTTGATGCCGCCGACTTGACGAACGAAGTACGAAGGAAGGTGTCCGAAGATTACCGACTTCGCGCTTGTTGCCGTGTCTGCCATTGCTGGGTTCTCGAATACTGGGTATCCAAGAAGCAAGTCATTTGCATCAGCGTTGAGTGCTGGTGAGAACACATAGTTGCCTGCTGTGTCCTTCAACGAGCGCATCTTCGCGATTGAAGACGAGTTCATCTGGAAGCCTGATCCAGCCAAACGACGACCTGCTGTGTTTACCGAGTAAACAAGGCTGATCAAGTTGTCTGCTGTGAAAGCACCAGTCACACCCGTTCCGCCGGTCACGCCTGCAGCTGATGCTACGACGATGCCCTTTGGTTCGTTTGTGCCTGTACCAGTTGTCAACGCTGCGTTAACTCGGAAGCCAAGTTCGTTGCCGACCTGATCTGCCAAGAATGACAAGATGTCAACACCGCTGTCTTCGATCAACTCTGTTGAGAGTTGTACGAGGAACGAGTACTTGTATGCACCCAATGTGATGAACGAGTTGAAGATTGGATCCGACTCGCTGATTGCTGTACCTTCGCCAACGATTGCAGCAGTTGAATACTGAGCAAGTGATGGAATCTGAAGGTTCTCGCCTGATGCTGTGTTCAAGACCGTTGAAGTCTGGAGCATTGGACCGACATGACGAGCAAGCATGATCACTTGGTCGTAGAACGATGTTGGTACTGGTGCGCCAGTTGCTGTCTTTACGACATCACGCTTCTCGAACGAATACGAACGAAGTTCGCCTTTTGCCATCGAGCGGATAACTTCTGCATCGGTGCGAACACTGCGTGGAGCGTCAGCGACAGGACGAACCTGGTCTGCGAACTCGCGTGTTGCTGCATCCAAACGAAGTTCACGGGCCTCATCGGCACGGAGCTTCTCGATTGTTGCTTGACGATCCTCAAGTTCTTTGCTGATCTTCTCGTATGTCTGTGTTTCTTCTGCTGACAAGTCACGCTTCTCAGCGGTTGCAACATCAAGAATCTTCTTTGCGGCTTCCCACGCTGTTGCGCGTTGTGCCATTTGTTGTTCAATAAATTGTTTCATGATTTCTCCATGAGTAGTAGTTGATTGGTGATGCGCAGGAAATTGTATTCCGATGGCGCGGGACGCTGACCAATCTCTAGTCGTAGCGGGACGCTTACCGACAGAATGAACTATAGACGAGAAACTAGAACTTTTTCAACAGTTCAAGTTTTTTCGCCAACAAGTTCACACTATGAGGAACTTGGGCTGGTTCGGCACGAAGTTTACCGACCGCACTCGACAACAGTTCAGCCGACTCATCCGACAAAGTGTTCCCAGATTCAAGCATCGTGATTGCCTCAGCGAGCTTGTCTGCGTCAACACCTGTGCGCTCGGCAAGGATGTCAAGAGAACGAACAGTTGCCGAAGTTGCTTTGTAGGCAGGGAAGCCTGTCACGACCGACACTTCATGCAAACGGACTTGGCGTAGTTCGCGGGTCATGCCATCATCTGACCATTTGTCTCCACCTGAAGGAACCGAGAACCCGAACGACATCGAGTCAACATCGCCGCGTTGCATCAGAACGCTCAGATCACGGCCGACAGTTGTGTCTGGCAGATCGGCGTTCACCAACAATCCTCGTGAATCTTCTTCAAGTCGCAAAGTCCTTGACCGTGTCGAAGCGAGAAGCATCGACGAGTCATGGTTCATGTACATCTTGATTGTGTTGCGACCTTTCAACGATTTGCGGAATGCACCTGGTGCGATTCGCTCGATGAACGGCAACGGTTCAGAATCAGAATTGAAGACTGCTGCATATCCTGAGAATGACATTCCGTCACCTGTTGGACCTGCGCGAAGTTCAAACTCGTTGACATGAATGCGGCGTGTCTCAACCTTGTTGTCTTCCATGCCTGGAATGTTAGCAAAGTATTCAGTCTTGGCGCGATGGAACGAGAACAATCCTCGTTCGTCTTTGATTTGGTTTGCTTTGCGTTCGAACCAGTCTCGTGCCGGTTGCGGGTTGAGCGGGTTGATTCCCCACAGATAATGTGCGACCGCACCCGCACCAGGGAACTCGTCGTTCGTCGAATCCGAGTTCTTTGGTGCGTCTAGATCGACTGCGTGTCGTTGCGCCCATGCGTTTGAGCGGATGACTTTGTCTTCGGTGATGTCGCCTCGCGCCATGTCTCGTGCTTCACGAACGGTTCGATCGACCAGCCCTTCACCCGCGAGACCCTGACCGTAGTAGTCCAATCCTTTTCTTGCTGCGGTGCGAATGTAGACAGGTATCTCAAGAGATACCTGCCGAACTGATTCTTCTTCTTCTTCTTCCATTTCTTCTTCATGTGGTTGCCATGCGTTGCAATAGAATCCGCCGTCAACATAATCATCCCACTTCGTACAATACGCTTTCAGATTGTCACCTTCGCCTTGCACATTGTCTTCGTCGTAGAACGCACAGTTCCCGCAAGCACGACCTTCAGGAACATCAGGTGAGAGTGCTGGACGATAGTTGTCTGGCAACGCACGGTCAGCCGCCGAATGTTTCGGATGATCAACATGCAACAGATCGTTGTCGGTGATGTACTTCGGATTCTGCGGACGACCAGTGCGACTCAAGTATAAGAACGCATTCACACGCGCCATTGACCAAGCCGCTCGACTAACACCAGGACGATGCGATGTCGAGTACGCACCAGATCCGCGACGATACACAGACTTCAATACACCGAGCGTGACACGAGTCCACACAGGCCGATCACCTTCAGTCATCTTCTCGTTGTGATCGGTGACTTTATTCTTCAACGCAGTTTCAGTTGTCTCATTGATTTCAATCCCACCTTGTTTACCTGCAGCCGAACCAGCAGGGTTCTTGTCGCTGCCTGTGATCTGATCCTTCGGTGGTGCAGGTGCGCGTTCACCACCAGGTTCCATGTCCTCGGCAACAGACACCGCGACCATCTGATCGATCGCATCTTGTTTCGTTGCGTGACAACCGATAACTTCACCGTCTTCTTTGATGGTTGCCCACCCAGAACAATCTGGTGACTTGTCGGTAATAAAGTAAGGCATTATGGCGTGATGAGTGTGAACGCTACTGAGTGACCTGTTTTGGTTGATACTGCGAACATCTGTTGACCTGCATACACGACGAAGTCCTCTGATTCGTTTTTCGGTAACGCATGTCCAGCGTTCACCGCGACCGTTACACCACCAAGAAAGATTTTGTCCGTGTTGTCAAGATTGCTGATATGTAAAGTACCTGGATTCACTCCGCAAGTTGTGATGAGTGTTGCGGCTGTGCCGACTGCGATAGATCCATTTGTGATTGGCATGATTGTTACCTCAGAGCATCAATAGTAGTTCAGCATCATCGTCCAAGATACTGAATGTGATCGTGCTTGTTGCTTGTGCTTGCATTCCGTTCAACGATGTTGAGACAACCGCGTAGCGTCGCTTCGGTTCGATGACAGGTATCTCGACTGGTCGTAGCGGTTCGATCTTCTTGCGTGGTGTCGTTGAATAAACTCTGCGACCACCTGATGGTTTAGTTTCCGGCTCAGGTTCTGGCGGTGTGTCGGTTGCGTCAGCGGTTGCGACCAGACCGCCGAGATTCGCTGTTGCCACAGCATCCTGCTCGACTGCCGTGACAGCCGAAGCGACAAGACCGCCAAGATTCGCTGACGCTGTCGCAGGCAACACAACTGTCGCAGTTGCCGAAGCGACAAGTCCGCCGAGTTGTGTTTCGGCTGTCGCTTCGGTTGTGACGATGACTTGTGCAACTTCGGCGACAAGTTCACCGAGTTCGGCTGATGCGGTGACAAAGTGTGCGATGGTCGCTGTCGCTGTTGCCGATAGTGCGCCGAGTGTCGCTGTGCCGGTTGCAGTTGTTAGAAACTCTGCGCCGTCAAGAAGACCGTTGCCGTCAAGAACAGATGTGTCAAGAATGAACGGTGGACTGAATCCATCCAACCCGTATGTGGCGTCGTTCAGTTCGCTCGTGTCGAGCAGGAATCTTTTCACCGCCATCGCGGGCAACTAACTTGCGACTGTTAGTGATGCAGACAGGTTGCCAGATGAGATCGTGTAGGTGTCACCAGCTG